CTTTGATAGGCGTAGCTTTTGCTTTCTTAGCCATTGTAAGAAAGTCATTTATGTTAATTAGCTGGCCAGCTTTTTTAAATCTAGCACCGGTAGCGATACCCAACGCAATTTCGCCAATGTCGCCTATGTTGTAATCAGCCTCTTTGCCTTTGATAGCAGGACTTTTGTAAATTCTACCAATTGTAATTTTTTGGTCGTCGATAGTGTGTAATCTAATTTTTTTAATTAATTCAATTTGTTCAGGAGTCGCTGTGTCTGATCCATCCCAAATTTCGGCTAGGTTATCTGCTACAGCTTGTGGATTTTTTAATTCAATGCGTACTTCACCATTGTCAATAGGAATAGGTGTACCTTGCTCAATAAGTTCAATAAGATTGATCCAGTACTCTGGATTTCTCTTGCCAAAATCCGCAACACTTAACGTAGCTTCATTAATAATTTTAATTTCGGTGTATCGCATTGCTTATTTCCTATTTTATATATTTATTCAATATCAGGAAACAAACATTCTTGTACGAAGACTCTTACATCTTCTTCGTTTAAACCTAAACTGACCATTGTACGAGGAGTATGAGGATTCTGTTTTTGATAATGTGCATAACGGTTTTGTGCAGCTTTGACTTCGTCTATGTCTGCTTGATTATTAAATAATCCAATCTTGGATAGATAGGCATCAATGCTGTCAAAACTAAGTTCTACCAGCTGATCCAATTCATCTGTTTTGCTGACATTGCCTGCTGCTACCATGTGTTCACTAAAGATTGCTTGCGCCCACTCAGGTAGTTCACGCTGTTTGCGCCATTCTAGTTTAGCAACTTCGTCACCAAATGCTTCAATCATAGGATGTGCTGCATCAGTGCTTCTACTGTAGTCGTGGAAGAATCCTGTAATCTTGTTTTTACCAGCAATAACATCCAGTCCAAAAATAGGACCGTTGTTGTCCAGTCTTGGAAATACACAACAATGCATCATCCACAGTCCCTTAGTATCACGTACATCAACTACATCAATGTGGGCACGGCGATAGTTGTCACTGCTCCATACTCTGTTGATCCAGCCTGGTTGATTAAATCTGTCCATACCCGGTTCAAATACTTCTGTACCAGTAGCGTCAAAGCGTTCTATTAAACGATCTTGTATTTTGATCAATGTATCCCAAACTTCACTCACTGTCCAACTCCTCAAAAAGTTTCATAGCAAACTCAAAACAGATATTTGCTTCGTCTGCCATTTCATCTGTGAGCATGGATCTAACGGTGACTTTAAGTTGTTCTACATTTTCAAAATCGTACATTGTGCCTGACCCAGGATTGCGTTTACGAATCATCTGACCACCATACATATCACCAAAGTGACGAACATAAAGATGTGCTAATATGTCATGAGTTTCATCTAGATCCATGACATAAGCAATGTAGCTACTCGCAGTTGGACATAACAAGTCGATATTGCGCTGAATATTGTATGTTGTTTCTAGTTCTTCTATGTCATTGCGAATAGCTGCTGCTCGACAAATGTCTTCAATGCCTGTTAGAACACCTTTGTTACCTGCAACACTTTCTAATGCAGCATATTGCACATATTGATTGTAAATGTATCTATGGTATTCTACTGGAGTCATACCCTTGAGAAGTTTACGTGCATGTTCCGTACGCTCTGCCTTTTGATGGTTTTCCCAAGTCAAATCTTTTAGTTTATTCATGCGTCTTCTTCTACCTTAAGACGCAACGGAAATCCGTTGTCTCGAGACAATGTAGTTGCTTCAATGGCTTTTTGTTCAGCAATTTCATAACTATAAATACCAACTACTCCAGAACCTTCTTCGTGAATTTGTACCGTGATGTTGTTAGCACTTTGCTCGCTGTGTTTAAAGAATTCGATCAACAATGATACAACAAAATCCATCGGGGTTTTGTCGTCATTTAGCATAATAACTTTGTATCTCTTAGGCTCTTTATTAGTTACTTTAATTTTTTCGTTGATTACTACGTCAGTGTTTGTACTCATTTTTTAATCCTTTTAATGATGGGGGGATGTTATCCCCCCATGACTTAGTTAGCCTTCAATTGTGTCTTGTACAATACCGTTAAAGTCTGTAATTGCAATCTTCTTTGGTTGTAGTTCTTCTGGAACATTGCGTACCAAATGAATATTAAGCATACCTAGTTCAAGACCTGCTTGGCGAACTTCGATATGATCTGCTAGTGTAAAGGTCCTACGGAAGTTGCGACCTCCGATTCCTTTGTGTAGATAGTTTACTGCTTCATCACCCTTGGGTGCAACACCTTCTACTGTGAGCAGATTCTTTTCCAGTGTGATATCTAGATTGTCCATACCAAAGCCTGCAACGGCAACACTGATCATGTATTCGTCTTCGTTGATCTGTACAATGTTGTATGGGGGATATCCGTTAGACTTTGTGTTTTCAAATACACGATCCATATCACGGAACAGTTGATCAAAACCTATAGTAGCACGATGTAGCGAGGGCAGATCTAGAGTTTGTAATCTTGTCATTTCATTTCTCCTTTTAAAGCAAGATATAATCGGACCCATTATGGCGTCCATATTTATTTATCATTTGCCTATTGTACTAGATTCATACACTGAATTATGAGTTTGAGTACAGCGTATAAATGTTGTACATTTAGGCAGTTGCTTGATTGTACCGGCACCTACATAAGTACAAGTCGAACGGACACCTCCGAGGATATCCTGTACCGTATTGGCTACAGCACCTCTGTAAGGCACAAGCACTGTGCGTCCTTCTGACGAACGATAGTTTTTCAATCCGCCAAAATGCTTGTCGTTTGCACTTTCACTGCTCATACCGTAGAACTGTACAAACTGTTTTGCTTCTACTAATTCTTCGCCGGTGTCATAGTGTATTTCACCAGTCTTAAATGCTCTGTTGATAATTTCGCCACCGCCTTCATCGTGTCCGGCAAGCATACCACCTGCCATTACAAAGTCTGCACCAGCAGCAAATGCTTTGGCTACATCGCCAGGGCAAGTGCAACCGCCATCAGCAATGATATGTCCACCAAGACCGTGAGCAGCATCGGCACATTCGATGACAGCTGAGAGTTGCGGGTAGCCCACACCAGTCTGCAATCTCGTCGTGCATACGCTATTATGTACCACTACACCCTCGATATTGTATGAATGATCTTCTTCGACTTCAAGATCATATGTGTATCCATCATATGGTTCAATTTCAAGTATATCTATTTCAACTAATTCAAATTTCATCTAAAATACTCCAGTCATTTTCTTTAATTTGTGATTCCCATATAACGAGATATCTATATCCGTTATCTTCTGCTAATTTTTGTTTTACGATATCGCGTTGCTTTTTATATTCTTGTCGTTCTGTTAATATATTATACACTTCGGGGTTCCCGTGCCAAAAATCTCCGTGAACCTCTAAAACAATATTGCTATTTATTAAAAAATCATACTGTGCTTTATTATGTAAAATGAAGTTATACTTAAAATTGACGCCTAACTCTTGTAACTTTTGTTCTGTTGTTTTTTCTATTTTAGTTTTTTTAGGTCTACTATTAACAGATTTTATTCCCATTAATGAATAATATTCTTTAGGACGTTTGCCTACAGTTTTCATAAATTCGGACTGTTTCTTTTTAAATTCATCAGTATGAGTTTTTCCATAAAATCCGTTATCATTGCCATAGCGAGCACATTTTTGGCGAAGTATTTCTTTGGTCTCGTCCGTGTGTGTTTTTCCATAGAACGCATTATTTTCGCCAACAAATCGATCCTTCATAAAATGCGATTGCTGTTTTTTTGTTTCCGTAGTATGATTTTTACCATAAAACGGATTACTTTCACCTACTTTGTTGCAACTTTGGCACATATATTCGTTTTTTAATAATGCCGATCTAAAACCTACCTGCGTTAATGATTTACATTTATAACATCTGATTTCTATTTTGCCTAAATCACCGGAAGAAAGTTTCTCTCCATTTTCAAAGTAGGCAAAATTGTTTCTGCCTACTTTTTCAAATTTTATAATTTCCACACAATTTTTAAACATTTTAGATTTCATATCCTACTCCAATAGCAACTTTTATAGTGTTATATTTATGCTTTAGAAGTAAATAATCCTTTGTTAAATCTTTTGCTTCGACCCATTCTGCATATTGATGAATATTATCATCTGTTACTGTTTCTCGATGTTTTTTATGTAAAACATAAAACTCGTGATTAGGAGTTGCTTTAATACCATTAATATTAACTATTGATTTTTTATCGTCAAATTTAAATGTATTAGTAACAGTTTTATAAGATCCAGTGTGAGTTAAAACTTTTTCACCTTGTTTAATATCTTCGATATTCTTTAAACATTTATCAGTCTTAACTTTTTGCCCAGGAGCAAAACATCCAGGACCAATGCCCACCTTAATAATATCTGCTCCAGCAAGAATAAGTTCCTCCGTCATTTCTCTTGTAACCACATTACCTGCTATAATAACAAGATGTGGAAAGCGTTTGCGTACTTCACGAACATGTTCAGCAAAGTGTTCTGAATATCCATTTGCAATGTCAATGCAAACATATTTTAGATTGTCTTCACATTTAGCATACACAGCGCACAGTTTCTCAAAGTCTGCTGTGCTGGTGCCTATGCTCATAGCCACATAGTCTGTGCGATTAAGTCCGTCACCGTAGAAAAACTCAATCAGTTCTTCCGCAGTGTAGGTTTTTACAAGGCAGGTAAAGATACCTTGTGCGCCCAACTCATCTGCCATAGCAAATGTGCCGACACCGTCCATGTTAGCAGCCATGATAGGTACACCTCGATAGTGAGGGTCTTCTGAGCAGTTGTCAGGGAAGTCTGGAATGTAATTTCTAAAATTTGTTTTACGTTCTAGACTAACTTCACTACGACTTTTAAGTGTGCTGCGCTTGGGCCGGATCAGCACATCCTTGTAGTCTAATTTTACTTCGGACTCTAATTGCATTACATTTTACCAGTTCTGAAAATCTTTGATTCTTTGCTTTTTAAGGCGGCGTGTGGCAGCTTCTTTTGCTTTACGGCGCTTTGTGCCTTTGGATTCGTAGAACTCTCTTGAACGGAGTTCTTGCAGCATTCCGTCATCAGCGAGGCGCTTTTTTAGTTTGCGAAGCGCCTTAGCAATGTCATTGTTGTATACATCAACTTTGGTTCCTTTAGAAAATTGTTCTTTAGCGTGTTTGCTCATTTGTTCCTCCAATGATATTTTCAAGCAAAATAAAATCATAAATTCTATTCTTGCTTATTAAATTATACGGCGTTGTGCCGTCGTTTGTCAAGTAAAAAGTGTTTGGTTGCGCAATAAAATGTGATAGAAACATTCTCACCTCAGGCCCACAATTATCAACATCAATAAGTGTAACATCAACTTTTTTTATTAAGTTGATCAGCCATTCAATGTTATCGAATGCAGTTTCATACAGATATAGGTTCAAATGAATCTGTGTTTCGCTTAATATATTGTTGAGTAACTGTTTTTTATCTGTGGTTGGACATACAACAAGTATGCTGTATGCATCGTTGTTTAATATGTCTGGCGGTGTAATTATTGTAACATCATTCATCTTTAGATCTTATACGGTTCCACAAACTATTAGGACTTTGTTCGCTGTTTTGAACATAACTTACCCATGGTAGTTCGTCTATTTTACCCTTTATATATTGATCTTTCCAAAACTTAATGTTCTGATCTGGATTTAACGATTTCCAGTCTTGCTTTGCATTTTTATAACCTTCATCCTGCTCGAGTAGTTCTAATTCTTGATGTCGTTGTGTTTCGTTGTCATCCATTCTGCTGGAAGAGTCTCCTCCATTATATTGGGCTCCAGTTGTGATATGTACAATTTCGTCGGTGTTGTTTTCTTTGTCGGCACCGCCGGCAGCACCACTACTGTATTCGTCTGGACTTTCTGCTGGTGCAGATAACTCATGTTCATCAGAGCTGTTAAGTGATTGATCATTTTGTTTTTCTTCCTGCAAGTAATTATTTCTACTAATTATTGCTTGTATTTTTTTATCCGTCTCTTCCTTTTCGAGCTGGATACGTTGATTTTCTTCAGCAACAAGTGCTGCTTTAGCTCGTAGTTTAGATTCCCTACGTATTTCAAATGTCTGTTGGCTAGCTATCAACAGTAACACTGCCAATGGATCAAATACAAATATGATTATAAGTATAACCCATCTTACTGCTTCTTCTAATAAATTATCATTTGCTGATTGTCCATATATAAATTCCGCAAGGTACTTTACTGGCCCTACTTCTGCTTCCAGCTTTCTGTATTCTATTTGTAAAGTATACTTTTGTTCTTCGAGTGTGTCTATGTTAGTGTTTGCCTGAACAATTATATTTTGCTGTTCGTTGACTGAGTTTGCAATAGCTTGAATATCCTCGGTGCCCAGCTGTTCTCTCAGTCGGGCAATTAGCTTATCACTGTCTGCAATTTGCTGTTCTGCTATACTGCGCAATCTAGCAATTTCATTTCTAGCAGCTTGAACATCAGTTTGTGGGGTTGTTCTGATTTGATCAGCTTGGTTTAATAATTCGTTGCGTTTAGATTCTTCAGTGTTCCTGTACTCTTGTATTCTAGCACTGGTAGACGGACCTAATGATCCGTCTTGTTTTGCTCCTACTATGCCTTGCGCAATTGTTATTTCATTGTTTGTTAATGCTAGATTCAAGTTAGTTAACGCATTTCCTATTGTAGAAGCTTGTGCCAACAATGGCTCTATACGATTTTCCAATGCTTGTTCTGCTTTTGCAATAATTTCAAGTTGTTCGTCAATTGCAGGTTGTATTCGATCATAAGCACTGTCTATTCTTGTTTGCTCTGCATCAATTTTTGCTTGCAGTTCTGCATCGTTATTAGAGCCTTTTGATTCTATATCCGATATTCTCTGCTCTGCTCGCTGGATGATTTCCAGTTGTCTAGCAACATCTGTATCAATACGTTCAATTTGTGCAAGGCCTTCGGTGGCGTTTGCGGTTTGTTCAATGTGTGCTTTAGATAGGAAACCAAAAATTCCCATACTGGTAATCAGCATCAATACTACAACAGATACACTAAGATACCCTTTAAGCCACCATTTGGCTTCATTCCAGTAGTGGTGTAGCCATACTGCGGTCACCAGCTTGGCTACTTCTAAAGTAGTGCCCATGATCATGATAGGAACAGCCGCAGCAGCAAATATTGCAACCAAGCCTGCAACTGAGTAATAGATTGCAACAGCACTGATACTTAGTGCTGTTATTAGTGTTAATATACCTAATATCATTGTGTATTTATTGTTTCATTTTTTGAATTTTATGCGTACTAATTTCTACGCATTTCCGCAATGTCTTTTGCGTCTTGTTTTTTATCTGCAAAGATTGGTACCATGTTACTCTTGTGCATAGTAGCCACGCCCAACAATTGCCGCTCGCCACTGTAGATCATTGACTCTCTAGCCTTGCCATGACCAGCTACATTATTACTCAGCTTAACTGACGACTTTGTTTTGTAATCTGGAATTTCATTAATGCCTACACGCTCTCCCTTGGCGTTGGTAGGCAGTGTTGTTTTACCTACACCCATTGACTTGAGCCAAGCTTCATGGTCTGTTTGTGCTTGAGAAAGACGCTTGCTTTTGCTGGCTTTTTGCTTGCGATTGTATTTGGTTGTGGTCAGATACGGTCCTACCATAGACATTGTCATAGAAAACTCCTGCTGTTATTTTTATACAATAGCAGGAGTTTAATCGGTTGTCAAGTGTTTACTGCATCAATCTGTTCTTGTGTTACAATACCTTCGTTAACAAGGCGAACCCTGTTTGCAAGATGTGCAGATTCGATCAATGCTTTATTTTCTGCATTGTACACTACTGCATGTCCTTCTTTGAGCAATATATCACATACACTTATTTCGTTGCGTGGTCCCCAGTTTATTATGTGTACAATGTCTCCTATGATTCTACCGAATTTACCTTTTGAATCATAAGCAGTTGTTCTTAAATATCGAACTGATCCAACTGGACATAGTTCTTCTACTTTAGATTTAGCAAGTAGACCAAATATCTTTTCTACACCGTCACTGGTTCGTGATTCCGGAGCGTCAATTCCACTTAGTCGTACTCTTTCATCTTTTAACCATACTCCAAACCCTAGATCAATATCTACATCCACGGTATCGCCGTCGACTACTCGTATTATTTTACATCTGTACTCGTACATTTTGATATATTCTTTCTAAAATTAAAGCCATTTAGGTTTCTTGATTTTCTTAAACGGTTTGGCAATAGCATCACCAGCTTTTTTACCAGTATCTACTACTTTATCAGCTGCTTTAGTTGTTTCTTTAGCCACCGTATTTGCTGCTTTAGTTGTTTCTTTCGCAGTTTCATTTGCTACATTAACTATTTCTTTCTGAGCTGGCTTTGTATCTACACTAACACTAAGGTCAACATCAACTCCAGCCAGCAAAGCAACTTCACCACTTACTCCTACAGTAGCAACACCGTTATCCATAGTTGCGCCGCCGCCAACTTCAGCACCTGCTTGAACACCGATACTTACACCACCAGTTGCAGCACCACCATTGCCACTGCTGTCATAAGCACTCGATGTATTGTCAACACCAACACTTGCTCCTGCTGTAGCACCAGCATGACCTGCTGCACCATCTTTACCGATTTGCGCCGATGCACCGGCACTTGCTCCTGCTTCTGCATGAACTGCGGTTTCGTTCTTAACTGTCACATCACCGACTTGTTGACTTACACTTGCGCTTGCTTCTGCACTTGCGCCAACTTCTGCGCCCGCTTCAGCATAAGCATTGCCGCCACTTACACCCGCTTGTGCTCCTGCACTTGCATGTGCTTCTGCGCTTGCTCCTGCTTCTACAGTAGTATCACCGTAGGCTGCACTTGTGCCAGCTTCTGCACTTACGCCGGCCTCTGCACTTGCTGCGGCAGTTGTAGCAGTTACTTCTGTGCCTGCACTTGCATGTGCTTCAGCGCTGGCGTGTGCTTCAACGTCGACGCCGCCTACAGTTGTTTCTGCACTTGTACTTGCTTCTACTTTATCATTCATTGTAATTATCCTCTTCTTTTCTTCTTGCTAATGCGCTGCCTGTTAATAATGCACCAAACGCCAAATGAAACATACCTGCACCTTTAAGCGTCAGTGGTTCATAAGGTGCCCATGCTAATTCTATTAATTGCATTTGGATGTCGTGATCTACTTCTGATTGTACAAATACAGATGTATCTAATTGAGCCCTGGTTGCACCAACCCAAGTAGGGATTATAATAAAGTCAAAAATGCATATTATTGCATAAATCAAAGCAAGAATAGACTTCCAACCTTCACCTTTTTGTAGCCACACGAAGAAGTTTTTCATACAACTATTTATGTATTATCTGTGTAGTTTGTTAGAATAAAGGGCCCGTTAGGCCCTTTATTCTAACAATATTATGTGTTATTACTAGCGTTGAAAGTTATTTGATTTCCAAATAGTTTTAGCATTTACCCTAATGAATTTCTTATCAGTTTCGTTAGGATTAGGGTTAGCAATAGTCACCATTACATTTTTACCAGCATCAAATGCCTTGCGCTGGTTAATCAAACGATCGCCACTGGCAAGATATGCTGCTCGCATCGCCCGCTTAGTTGCAGTGCTTACATTGCTGTGAACACCAGCACTTACATTACCTTTGCTCTTTCCGCCTTTTTTACCCATTTTGTTATTCCTTGTGTTAAGTTGTTAATATAATAATTGTATACTAAGAGTATACCGTTGTCAAGAATAAAGGGGCAGTTTCCTGCCCCTTGTTGCCGTGACTTAGGTTTATTAGAAGCTAAAGCTTACACCAGCGCCTACACTGTTTGTTTCAGCGTTAACGTTGTATGTGCCTTCTGCGTATACATTTAGACCAGTGAAGTCGTATGCTACACCAGCACCAACGTTTTGGAATGCGTCTGTATCGTCACCGTTTACAAACGCTGTAGCGAAACTGTAACCTGCACTTGCTTCATAAGCAACTACTTCTGTTGCACTTGCATAGGTTACAATACCACCAACTGCAACGTCAGCAGTTACACTATAATCGGCTCGTACACCAACTGTATAGTCTTCGCTGTCGACGTTATAGTCTGCTACGCCAGTAACAGCACCTGCGCCGACGTCAAGTGTATAAGAACCTTGTACGTTTTCAATGTCGCCAATGTCGGTGGTGATGTTAGTGAATCCAATCAGCACTGCGGCAGAGCCAAATTCCACAATCAACGACTCATGATCGCTTGCAGGGTTTGCAATAGTATCGCCGCCTACGATTTCAAAATTATTACCAATAAAAATGTCACCCTGATCTCCAAAAGACACAGTAACAGCATCAGTTGCTATGCCAAGTTGCCATTCGTCAACAGTCAAATTGCCAGCATCAACTGATTCAAGATTGAATCCGCTAAAAGCAAGGCCCGCGCCAGTGTCAGCAGTTACACCAAAACCCAGTGTGGTTTCAGCTACATAGTTGCCAGCTGTGTTTTCAGTAATTTCAACGCCAACTGAACCACCAAGTTCTGCTGCGGTGGTTGTGCCTGCTACGAATAGTGTGGCTACAGTTGCCATAAATAGATTGCGCATGTTTTATTTCCTTTTTACATGTGTTAAACAGTAAAGGGCAAGTTCGATGCTTGCCCTTTCACTATTATAGTTATAACAGTTATTTGCGTTTAGTCAATCGTTTTGATTGTTTAGTAGGCTTTTCAGCAACAATATTGGGTAAAGTGTTGCGTTCTAGCAACGGTAACACTGCTGCTTCTGATTGACTGCGGTTCCATTTGAACTGCTTTTCTGCTTCTTTAAGCATATCCTCTACGGCATCGTGCCTTGCTATAATGCCGTAGAGCATTCGATCTATTTCGATCCAATTCATCCGCCGACATAAGTTTCTGTTTTTGGTCTATAAAAGTTTTTTTGATTGTGAAGCCGACCGAGGAGATCTTGTATCTCCTTTACCTCACGATCCGCAAGCTGCTGATTTTCAATGTCAGCAGCAGTTAATTTGTATTCAGTAACTGTGCGCTGTCTATCACGTAGTGCATGTTCGATCATTTCGATGTCACGCACTGTTAGTTCAAATTCTGTATTGGGTTTTGTCATAGTGTGTCTGCTATTTTGTGATTAACTTCTGCGTGGCCTTGCTCGTCTGCTCTCACTGCTATTACAACATCACGCAATGTTGCGTCATCTGCTAGATTATAATAGTCACGAGCAATGTTGGGTGCAGGAATATTTTCTGTTCTTCCTGCATCAATCTCTTCCAGGTAGTGAGTGTAGCTGATCACTGCTTGATCTTCAAAGTAGCCTACCATTCTGTGTGCTGTGGTTGGGAAGAATACGTAAAGAATAAAATAAAAGTGCCAAAACACAAACTGTGCAAATAGAATCAACAGTCTTTCAAAGCGACTTGGCTTTGCGATCTCAACAAAGATCATAAGATGCATACGCTCGTTTTCTGCTTCTTCTAGCAGCGTTTTGATCCAGCCACGTTCGTCTGGTGCTATGTTGCGCAGGCTGCGTAGGTGCTGCCACATACCTGCTACCATGCCTGGAACACCTGCCACAGTCTCTAGAACAACTGCACGATGTCCATAGCGTTTGGCGAAGAATGTGTCCGCGAACCAACGAAAAGTCATTGTTAAAAAATAAGCAACTCTATCACTGAAGTCTTTGGGCTGTCTCATACATGTTCACCGTTGTTTGCACGGCCGTTGTACTTTGCGCCTGCTGTTACTAATTTGTTTATGGAAGTTGGGTTGCGGTTTGCTTCACGGAATGTGATAGCAGTGATTGCAACTCCACTGATCAGCAATATGTGAAACACTGCACTGATGCCAAACGCAACAAAGCTGCCCAGCATAGCAGCAAAAAGGCCGCTCCATACAAATGCTAGACTTTGAAATACCATATGAGCCGCCATAGGGTCTAGATTCTTCAGTGGTGAATTTTCAATGGTCATTACGCTATCCCACATCTCTCTAGGCATAGCAATTACAGTCTTCACTGTGGTAACTATGCCTACTGGCTTTGCTTTTCTGTTCATTGTGTGTCCTTTTGTATGTGTATATGTTAATTTAGCATTGTTTAGCGTATGTGTCAAGCATCGTTGCTGCGCTAAAGTGTAGCAGGTACTTACAGTTTCAGAGTGGTGCGTTTTGTATCCCACTATTTGTAACCCAATGTCCTAGTCCCAGTTTAACGGGCACATTCTCTTACCCAGCTGATAAAACTATGTTAAACCTTTTTGCCGTCTGTAAGTGTAAGTTGATTCTGTTACTAGGTTCAACTTACAAAACCCTCACATACCCTTAGGCTGCTATTGCCATCTCTGGCGCTCTATTTGCGTTTGCATTTAGAATGTTTGACTGAATAACGTAGGTCAACACGAATACCTAAAAATAAGTTTTTAACGCCCGTCGATCCCTTTCGCCCCCGGAGTAAAACACACATTTATATATGTGCTTTATGGTGGAGGCGTTGGCCTTCGAAAGCCAAGTCCGGTACATCAATCACCTATTCGTGATTAAACTATAAGACAGTATTATTTCCTATAGTATTCCATTCTACGACCTTTATACCAACCGTTTGGTATCTCGCCGCTCGTGTATTTATTTTCTTTTGTTGTTGGATTATAGATCCAAAAATTTCCATAAACTCCAGACTTTCTCTTTAGCCTATCTCTTGCTTCTGTAATCCTTATCCATCCTTCTTGTATATTATATACGGAAAAAACTCGTTTGTCAAGATTGAATCTCGAAGTATCTGTAAGATTTTCTGGAACACACCAGCATTTGTCTTTCATACTATTATTTTCTTTTTGATATTTAGAAACTTTTTTGTATGATTCCTTATAGACATCAGGGTTGTCTCTAATCTTCCTTTCTTTAGATTCGTTAGCTTTTTTACTAAGATTTACAACTTCAGGGTCGCCCTTCTTAAATGAAGTTGATCGAAGTCCACCTCCTTTTTTAGCACCTTTTAATCTTGCTGCTTGGGCAGCAGGCGCCTTATTCCAAGTACTCCATCCTCCGTCGCCTTCTTCTATTTTAAGATTAGCCCATTCGTTAGATTCGACAATATTAAAACGGTTGCTGTATTCTATGCCCTTTTCTTTAATAACATCTTTACTGTCTGTTATTATTAATATTTCTGTAGAGATATCAGCACCGTGTTTTTTAAGATGATTTGTCCATCGTGTACCACTGCCTTTATAAGTATATGGGTCAGCAGATGTCTGACCTAGGTATTTTAATCCTGTTTGATTGTGTGTTTTTACATATAAATAATATGTCATTGCTGGAAATCTCCTTTAGTATTTTTAGAGTAGTTGGGACTGCCATCCGCGAACTACATTATTATTTATCTAAAAGAGTTATTTTTGCCCGGTACCGCCCCCAGGTCCAGAATGTGTCCACGTTGTTTCAACGTTTACAAGTTTATTTATACACTCTTTTTATGATTTGTCAACTATTTCGATCTGCTCTGGTGTTTCCGCGATCTAGATACCACGGATCCAAATTCAACTGTTGAGCAACTTCTGCCGCTTGTTCTACACTGTTACAGCTGGTGACCATGTCGCCTTTGCGGCCGCCTGTGCGGATTCGCCACAGTGTCTTACCCAGTGTGGTAACTTCTTCGTATACCTTAAAATCGTTTCTTACTTTAGTAACCATTGTATGTTCCTTTACTCTATGGTTTGGTTGATGTATTTTTTGTATAGTTCTAAACTGTCTCGTTCCAATACAGGATCAAACTCTTTGTTAGGATATTTGATACGGGCAAAGGTAAGTTGAGCATCAGTTAGCCACACTACCTCGCCGGCATCCCACGATCTGTTTAATATCTGTGTCCAAACAGTATAACAGCGTTTTCGATCACGCTGACGAACGGGCTGGGGTATAGGTGCGGACCACTTGTTCATCTGCCCAGCCTCACAGGAGTTTTAATAGGTCCTACGTGTCCAACTTTGTCGCCTGGTTCTGCAGGTTCTACACGATGTCCATGCATACGCAGCAGTGTTGTTTTTTTTGGCTTCAGCCATTTTACTTCGTAGGCAACATCGTGTTTGAAATATTCATCTACCCAGAGTGTGTATATTTTTTGTATACCAGTATAGGTCTTGCTGTGTTGTCTGCCCTTGCTAAGAGTCATTTTAACGTCTGCCCGCTTGTAGTCATCTTCAATCGCATAGATACGATACAACTCGTAGCCCAAGCGAGGCAAGCGAACAGCATTGCAGGCTGTGCGACTTTGCGTAAGCCGTTGTTTGAAGTCTACATCAAAACGATGACACGATGACACCTTCTCGTACTTCTCCTTTTAACACACGCCAAGTGTATTCTCGTTCTTTCCGTTCGCGGTACTGTGTGCGAAGTCCATCTTTGTCTCTGCACCACGCTCGCATACGTTCAGCATTGCCATAAGCTTGAGCAGGCAACTTGAAAAATACTTCATTTACGATTTCAGGCAGGCGCGGCTTGTTCCAATGATCAGCACGACCACAAGCAAGTTGTAGATCGTTGCAGATAACTGCGGTCAAAAATCCACCTGGCATATAACCGTGCAGCAGATAGTTTTCAAGACCTTCGTCCAGCAAACTGTTGCCAGTGTTGATATCAGTATAACGGATCATTGCCATTCATTTCCACGATTAATTTCTTCCTGTGTAAACTGTCCACCCATTCGATCCGGATTCAGTCTCCAGCCCATATCACTGTTTTGGTGTTCCAGATGTGCAACACGCTTTTGCAAACGCCAAATCTCTAGTACAAGATCCTGTTTCTTCATCTTCATCAGTTTGTTGAATTCTTGCTCAGTCATTGTGTGCCTCCTATATACATTTATAACACACAGACACAAACATTACAAGTAAAAAGTTTCTTTAGATTCCAGTGGCATAGCCATCAACAGCAAAGTGTGATATTTTTCTCCGCGGAAGTAGATGCGTTTGCTGCTCCATCGTTTGCCCTTATGATGAGCAACACCTCGATAGTTACCATCGCCATATACACGGCCAGCAAACTCCCAAAACTCTGGTCCGAGGTTAGCGCGGCAATATTTGGTATAACGATTGTAGTTGTTCCAGTCGTTGCTGTCAAACTCCACATAGCAATCAAACCCATAACGGTGCAGATTGTATCGTTTATCGGTTTTACGAAGTTTCATTTTTCCATTCCACAGCCTGTAGTTGAATCATTAAAAACTCTTTACGATCAACTGGTGTCATTATTCCTGTTTGTCTATTTTTAACATACTTTACTTCATCTGTCAACGGGTCCCAACTCCAAATACGAGAAGAGAAGACCAGTGGGGGTGAGCCTATTGCTGCATGACGATAGTATTTTATATTGTTATATCGCCACTTTTCGGGCATTTCATAAAACATCACCTTCATTTGATACGTGCCTCTGTGTATTTTGTGTTAGCATACAGTTTTTTACCGTTTGTGCGAATCATATCAACCAGTGATTGTGGTTTATCTTCAGGGTATGCTATGTCCCAGTTTTCTACTTCTTTATTACACACGATACAATTTGTTTTCATGCTTCTTGTGTTCCTAGTTCATAGTTCCAACCCTTGCCGCCAAGTGTTTTGAGATTTTTCCATTTATCTGCTTCTTCCTTACACTGAGCCGACTGTCCCATACTGCCTACCACAGCAAAACAACTGTCACAACGATAGGAGAAATCACCGTCAAAGTGAGCAGTTGATCCACACGGTAGAAATATTGTATTAAGAACGGTCATTCTTTTGGTTTCCATAGTTTAGCAAATTTCAACACATTTGGCAGTTCTTCAGTAAGTTTGGTATAAGTTACTGCACAACTCTTACGCCCGTCTAATGTCGTGTTTTCGTGTCCTAGATAGACATTATCAAGGGCGGCAATCTTATCAAACTCTTTTTGATTAACACGAATCACACATTTCTTAAATGACATACGCAACCAGTTATTGTAATGTCTGTCATTTTGAAATTGTAAATGAGCCCCAAGAACAGCATGTGCCACAAGAGTAGGCGTCATATAGTCTGGAAACTCATCTAATACACAAATATACATTTTCATTCTGCCACATGTCCTCCTGTAGGGTTTTGTTGATACACAGCATCGCCAAGGTTGATCAACTTCTCGATATGTTTCGGTTCAAAGTTCCACGCTGGCTCCGTCATATTTACAAGATTGTATCCATGACGATGTACACAGCGACCATAGTAGAGAGCATAGCCATCACCGTGCGGCTCGATTGTATATCTGTTTTCACACTTACATTCACCAAACGGATCAGTCATAGCATTACTCCTAATAAAATTCCAAGTCCGAAAACAGCAATTACAGTCCCAATCACATACCAAAAAGCAGGACCCAAAATCATTCCAGCAGCAAGAACGACCAAGTATGGAAATTCAATAATTTTTTTAAGCATCTCCATAAGCCTTTAAAAAGTTTTCCATATACTTGCGAATGTTTTCCGCACCTACGGGATTCATTGAATGTACTAAATATCCAAAGCCCATGGGCAAACGCAGATTGTGATCCATGATATAATCACAGAACCATTTAGCAAAGGTGTAGCCAGTCTTTTCGCCATCACCAATGATGTAGTGTACATCTGCCAAATCATGATCAAATGATATGAAAGTGGGCAAGCCATATTGCTCCACACACCACACAGCATCATCCATAGTGCGGCAGATAACTAGATCCTTATAAGGCCCATAGTTGTGACGCACATCTGCTGGAAAGCGTATGTCATCTAAAAAAAGTGTCCAAGCCATTATAGGCCTCCATATTTCAATACAAACAAAGTATAGCACTTTTCGTTAGCAAAGTCAACTCTTGTTTGGGGAATATATTGTGCCTTGAACTGTTTGAGTTCTTGATTTAGTGTATCAAGGTCAAAGCCTTCAAGGTTGTTTTGTTCAACTCCTCTATCACGTAGGTCGCGAATAAAGTTTTGCCAGTTAGTAGGACACAAGGATAGGCCATCACCTAACCGTAGACTCACAGTCATTTTAATGTCCATAAGTCTTTGGCAAAATCGCCCATCTCCGCTAATCCCGCTTTGTAGCCAGCCAACCAAGCACGATACAATGCTTCCTCTGTATCGCCTCGCAACAGTTCTGTTAGTTGATCTTTGTTCGCTTCAAACCATTCATCAAATGTCATACTTCTACTACCTTTACTTCCTGTACCACAAGCACTCTATTGCCTGGATAACTCACATGATGTCCCGCAGCGTCGATTGTTTTCTGTGCTTGAATTGGGCTGGTAAACAGTCGTACCTCGTCGATAAAATAACTGTACCAACCGTTGCTGCTGGAGCGTTGACGATAGTATTCACCACTGTTTGTGTCTTTGATTACCCAAGCCATTGCTTCAACCTTTCACCAAAATACTTTTTTGTCGGTTCGTGCTTGTTCCTCAGTATCAAAACAGGCGATGTCGATCTTACTGTCTCACCACCAAACACACGCTCTTTTACAAAGTAGTGTTTGCTCGTAGCAGTATATTGACGGCCCATATCATCGTATGGCACACTCACTTCACGGCTGGTTACATCATATGTAGTAAAGTCAATACGAACTTTGCGTAGATCAATAATAAGTGTGCTGCCCAGTCGCTTGCCATCGTGTGTTTGATCTACAACTGAGAACTCATCCGCTTCCCAGTTGTTGCGATAGGCTAATAGTTTTCCACTACCGTGTGACATATTATTTTTCCATCCTAAAGATACGTTCGATTTCAAGTTCGCTTTTGTCTTTTACTCGTTTACAGAATTGATGATATTGATCTGTATCATAAAGCTCGTGTTCAACAAACTGTTCAAACCACTTGTTTACAACTTGCTGTCGCAGTTGTGCTCGGTCATGTTGTATACCGTGTGACATATGTGTGTCTTTCGTTTGTTTCTATTACACATAAAGTATAGCACAATCAAGAGAAAACGCAAGCAAAAAGTTGCCTGCGTTTTCAAAGGTTTACATACCTAACCACTTAGCACAAGCGTCCCACTTGACGTTTGTAGTGATGTTCTTCGCAATGTGCTGTAGCAGCAACTCTCGCAAGTCGTGGCCGTCCAACATACGGAAGATGAACTGAGCATCGGTTTTGTGTTCCATAGTAGGAACAAACTCAGTAGCAATCCGCTTGCGGTCATTCTGATACATCAGTTCGCAACCAGTTCGATATACAGCCAAGCGATCCTCAGTTGATACAAATGCTCGCCAAAAACGCAGTTCAAACTCGCGAATGCGTTCAACTTGAACAGAAGGCAACATGGGAATCACGTCGTCCACTTCTTCGTTGATGATTAGGTTGACAATGTTACGATCAAACACAATGCGATCAATGGTCTTATGAATTCTAACATATTGATCTGCTTTGATTTTTACTCGGTGTCCATCTGCCAACGCAAGAACAAAGCCTTCTGCGTTTTCAAGGCCACGAGTAAATTCTATCAGAGAATCAATTTTTGTAAATGGTAGGATTGTATCTACCAATGGAATATTAAATTCTTGAATTTTGTCTAGTAGCATAGTTGGTTGCCTCTTACTGTGTTTAGCAAGTATAGCACTGCAAATATAGTTTGTCAACTGATAAAAGGCTAAATAAAAGTGTAGTTCACGGACTTCGTGGTGGTCGTCCCAACTACTCTATAACTAAGTAGGAGTTACAGCATGAATATTTATATACAGATTATAAGTGATCTCTCACAAAAGAACAAGTATTTTTCTTGGTGGCAGTCTATGATCGAACGTGGTATACAAAGAGCCAGCACTCGAGAAGAAGCCAAATCTCTGCTAGGATATGTAGAAGGACACCACATAGTGCCTGTTAGTTTTAACCTCGGTGGCAAAAACGATAGCGATAACTTTGTTTATCTTACTGCAAAAGAGCATATTATGATACATAGACTAATGTGTAAATTTCTCACTAATGAATATAGAATAAAATCATTGAGAGCATTTCATTGCATGTGCTTTAAAGATAACGGTGGTCAAAACAAAAGATTAGCATCGCTACACCAGTTAGCAAAAGCAAGAGAGGCAGTATCTGAATCGAACAAAGGCAAACGAGGCCCAATCGGTGTTCCAGCCTGGTTTACAGAATCAACCGATTTTGATATTTTTTGCGATCGATTAGGAGAATTGGTAGCAGAAGGATTAAGTGATCCGCAAATAGGTAAAAAGTATGACGTAAGTGCTACCGCTATTTTTAATTGGAGAAATAAACTAAATCTCAGAAGACGTCGATGGCAACTGAGAGATAAAAAATGGTTACACAATCACTATGTGAATAAAAAATTGTCTGCAGAGAAAATTGCGTCTCTAATAGGTTGCAGCGGAACAGCCGTTCAACAATATTTGATTAAATTTAATATACCTATTAGAGACGCAAACGAACGCCAAAAATCAAGAACTGATCGGAAGATACTCACCAGTAATGTTGTGACGAACTGCCAACAAGGTTAGTGTATCTTCTTCGTATGGAAGAACAATTTGATTGAATGGACTACACCATTCAAAAATTGGAGTTAGTTTTTCACTGATACACCAGGCAGCGAAGTCTTTGTATCGAGTGTTTTTGGCTATAAACTCTTCGGCTTGCATAGCCACTTCAGTGATTCCCATTTTAGTCATCCAACGGATATAACCATCAACTAGCATAGGGTGAATCATTGATCCATCCAGTTTTTCCATGATAACATGAGGCTGTGATAGATTAACTAAATGCGGCTGAGTTTCTTCCTTTTCACCAACATTAAAAAATTTCACAAACGGACGAGCAGCAATTTCACCGCTTGGGGCGAACTTCAAGCCTCTACACTCACGTCGAACAGCACCACCTAAGTCATCGGGCCCAGTCATATTGAAGGTGTCAGCCATAGCCACCACATAGTTTACCACACTATATCCTTCACGCTCTGCTACGATAAATTCGTCGCGGCCTTCAATGTGAGGAAGCACATCATCAAGATGACGGATTTCAGGGAATTGATAGTTCATAATCTTTACTTTCTTTTGTGTCTACTCTCATACTATAGCACAAGAGTAGACTGTTGTCAAGCAGGTTCTGCGTAGTCAATTCCAAGCAAGGCCCCGTGCATATCATAGAAGGTGATCATATCAAACCCTTCGTCAGCAGTGGGCATCACAAACGATTCAATCATATTGCTCAAGATGTGCTGTGGGATAGTCTTGCCAGGACGATTTGCAAGACGCTGTGCCCAATCTTCCTTGTCACCTGAGTAATCGCTTGCAGGTGGAACAATACACTCACAGCGAACCTGATAGCCAGCCTGACGCATACGATTGATAATCTTTGCTCGCTTCTTAACTCCCAAGGTGGTTTGGTCCCAGATGATGTCCTGGCGTTCTTTGATAGCATAAGCAAGATCAATATCGGCTTCTGCTGTAGCACTTTTGATATGCTTCTCAAACACCTCGTCATAGGTCTTGCCCAAGAATTTAGCAATACGTTCAAGAATGTTGTCAGTGCTGTAGACAAACACATCAGGATCTATTGTGCTCATATCGCGAACACGAGTTGACTTGCCCATTGCAGGCAAGCCAACCATTACAGTGCAGATAGGCTTAGACATTAGAAGTCCTCCTCACCTTGGTACACGTTGAACACAAAGATACCGTTATCACGCCACATGCGAACCACTCTGGGCCTATCATCAAACACCATGTCAGGCTTGCGATTAAACGCAAGAACAATATCGTCCAGGATTTCCTGCTTCACAATGTCGTCGCTGCGGAAGTCGTCTGCCTTACGCATCCACAGATGCGAACTTGGCATCCAGAATTCGTTGGCATCCAGCCACGCGACTGTAGCATCTCGAGTGCGCTCATTACGCCCGCTGGCAAACACAATGTCGTGTCCTGCGTCACGCAGTGCAAAGAACGCAGCCGCAACGTAAGGGTTCACAGCATCATTGGGGATGCCAGCGTCAAACGCCTTCCAGTTCTTTGGCTTGCTGCGAACATAGTCCAGCCGATGCTCGATGTTAGCAAGAGTTCCGTCAATATCAAATACTACTAGCATGTTATGCCTCTCTGTTTGTGTGTCTATAAATTAATATAACATTGTCAGATCAATTAGTCAAGAGAAAAGGGCCCCAAGGCCCTGATCTTTTTTGTTTACTGTCCTACATTAAGGAACGGTACTGTTGATCCTGGAATCATTGTGGTAGGTAGAATGCCATTCCAACGCTCGGCCTGTACCAGTTCAATCAGTGTTGGATTGTCTCGCAGTGCCGCACCCCTTGCACGGATCGCACTGGCTTCAGCATCACCAGTTAGTGTAATTGCCTCGAACCCTTCTATTTGTTCTTTACATTCGCGATTCAGGCATAAAATAATATAGAAGACTGCCTCCTTGCGAAACTGCGCCAGCTAGTTCTGTAGGAGTGAAATAGTCAACACTGTGCCCGTTGCGTTTAACAGTCCACAATTCACCTGCATTTTTATTTGCTAAAATAACTGATCCTGTATTTTTTTCAAACGAAACTGCACGATAAGTTAATATCTCGCTGTCAAAATTATCAGGACTTACACCATACTCGGCAAAAATATATTTTTTTAGTTCTTCTACAGTTTTCATTTGTGTGTTACCTCTCATAGTATATTTATTAAACGTCTTTTTTCTTTTCTTGGATCTCCTGACGTCTTTTGACTATCAGATCTTTCATATCGTGTAATGCCTGGCGAGCACGAACAGCACTAGCTTTGACTCCTTTGTCTTCGAAACGCTCGTGTTCTCGAAGATACATTGCCCATACTAGTTTTAATTGTTCGTGTACGCTGTCTTCGTTCATCCCACAATATGCTCGTAAATTTCTTTCCAGTTCAAGCATTTGACCATGCCTTCCAGTACAGGTTCATTCATGTTAAATCCATGCTCAACCAGTATAGGCTTCAAGCCAAACTTCAAACCAGCAACTGCGTTTTCATACTTGTCTTCGATCCAATAGCGTCCTGTGCCTTGATACAGTTCCAATGCTTCATCCTTGTCAGCACCAGTGTCCAAACACATCAGGTGAGTAAATGCTGTGGGTCCGAACAGTTTCTCTAAATTCATTTTACGCAGTTTGTAAGCACTGTCATCAAGGCTAAGACTGGTAATACAATGAAACACATAACCATGTTCTTCGTGCAGTCGCTTTACATAGTACATAGCGTCACGCAGTGCAGGTAGAAAGCCAATCGCAGCACTCTCGTTGAAGATTTTTACTTTGGTCTTTGCTTCTGACTTGGAGATATCAAACCGTTCTGATAGATCATAATAGTGATTACCGTTTTCAATTTGATTGTAACCGTGCTGTTCCATCCATGTACAGAACGCATACTCCCAGTTGCAGAGTACACCATCACAATCCGTCAAGATTACTTTGTTGTTGTTTATCATTTTTTGGTCTTTCTGTTGCCTATATCATAGTATAACACAAACAACAGAATTTGTCAAATCATTTGTAAGCCGCTGGTGCTGCTAACATATTGCTTGGCCATGTCTGCGTCTGTTTTTACAATGAACAACAGTGACTCTTTGCGCAAAGAAATCTTTGCATCTGGGCTTGCTGTGAATGTAAACGGACCGAGGCCTATGCCCTGTTGACTAACAATCAATGCCAATGGCTTTTGTACTGTGATTGTTTTGTCGTTTTCTTCTACGAAACGTGCTAGAATTTCTTCTCCAGCTGCTGTTCGAATTGTAATAGTATCGTTTGTTTTATATGGTGCTTCAATAATCATTTTTTACGCTTGATTGCCTTTTTTGCTGCTCGCATTGCCCGAGTCTTTGTACTTGGTGATTTTGATTTGGTGATTCGCTTGATTGACACTACAATGCCCATCCAGTTCCATTATAACCGGTTTCTTCTAAATAAGTAGACAGTTCTTTGTATCCGCCTATAGCTGATCCATTTACAATGATCTGCGGATAAGTTTTAGCTTCGGGGAAACGTTCTAACAATTCTTCTCTAGTAAATTCGTTTCCTAGGCTGTAGTAACTATAATTCAGATGCCTTGATTCACACAGTGATCGTGCTGCATCACAGTATCCACAACTGGGTTTCCCCCAAATTTCTATCATAGACTGAATCCTTTTTGAATTATTTCTAATTTCCAGCCCGTTGTTTTTCCTTTTTTAGGAATAGGCCAGTTTTTTTGTATTTGCATTTTTAGTGTACTCCAACTTAGATTGTTTTTCTTACAAAATTCTACTGCTTCGCCGCCGCATAAAATATGTTCAACGCTTTGAGGTGATGTTAATTTATATGTGTAACTGTTTTTGTTACCTTTGCCAACTCGTAATTTTGCCTTGGCTCCTATTAAGTCCTTTGTACTTTGCTTCTGTGTTTTGCCGTACATAGGGTTTCCAGAACCAGTATTTAATTTACTAAACTTCTTGCGTGTTTCGTCGCTGTGACGTTTAGGCCCATAGCCTCCACGTTCTTTCTGCAGGCGCGATCGCAATTCTCGTTGTTGCTGTGCTTTTTCAACACCATAAATTTCTTCGTATGTTTTGCCTCTGTGATTAGGAGGATGTGCATCTATACAGATATTAGATAATATTCCGTCTTTTTCATATCCCTTTCTGCCATAACGCTTAATCAACTCTGATTCTATATTATACGCTAAATCTTCATCAATGATATTTTCAGCAATATACTCAATTAATGGTTCATTACCAGATGCACGTATGCTAGCAATCTTATTTTCTTTATAAACATTCCTAGTTTCAGGAACGTCCCATAAGTGTGTTTTGGCTCGTCTACCTTTGCCTTTTCCGATATAAAAGGGTTGACTGTTTCTTGGGTCTACTAATTGATATACATAATACACGCTATTTTTCTCCTGCTGTATATATTTAGCAAGAGACTGAGAATAACAGTTAGGTATTGAATAATCCTCGGTTTGATTAGAACTAGCAGCAAAGATAATGTGTTCTCTGTGATCTTTATATGGGGTTATGTCTACTAGTTTGTCGTCTTTCCATATACTGTGCCGTATGGCTTGTATAACGCCAAACCCTTTTAAAAAATAATAGCCAATTACTTTCTTTCCGCCATAGATAGTGGTATGTGTTTTAACATTATTATGACAGTTGTTGTAATCGTATGCTGAGTGTGCGTTAACAACTACAGCGCCAATCCAGTTGCAATCAAGAGACTTTGCCATAGAACGCATGTCATCTTCAACTGCAACTGGATTGTTCCACATTAGAGGCTGAATCCTTTGAATGTGTCACTGCTAACGTCCTGTTTAGTGCCGCCAGAAACGTAAGAACTTATCTGTGTTTGCTGAGGTGCCACTTGTACTTCAGCGCCCGAAATCCATTTCTGTGTCCACGGCAGCGGATTGTTCTTGATGGTGTAGGGACTTTTAAGATTCACATTGGTCATTCTGCGTGTACAGATCCATTCAATGTATTCACTCAACAGTTGTGTGTTTAGGCCGATCATGCTTCCGTCTTTGAACAAATATTCTGCCCAAGCTTTTTCTTGATCTACTGCGTCGATAAACATTTGAACGCAGGCTGCTTCTGTTTCATCTGCAATCTTTTCAAAGTCCGGATCATCCTTCTTCAGTAGCTTGAGCAGCATCTGTGTGCTAGCTAGGTGCAGGTTCTCATCACGAGCAATCAACTTGATGATCTTAGCATTGCCTTCCATCTTCTTAAGTTCAGCAAACGCCCAACTACATGCAAAGCTTACATAGAAGCGAACACCTTCGAGAATGTTCACACTCATCAATGCCAGCCACAACAGTTTCTTTAATTCATAAAGATCAACCACCACAGTGTTACCGTTCACAGTGTGTACGCCTTCACCTAGTAGATTGTAGTAACTGGCCAGTTCAATTAGGTCGTCGTAGTACTTTGAAATGTCTCCTGCACAGTCTACAATTTCTGTAATGTTCATCATCTCGTCAAAGATCTTGCTGGGGTTGGAATAGATGTTGCGGATGATGTGTGTATAGCTTCTGCTGTGGATAGTCTCAGAGAACGTCCAAGTGATGATCCAGTTCTCTAGTTCAGGTAGGCTTACAATAGTACCAAAGCTTTCTGCTGGTGCTCGACCCTGTACTGAGTCCAACAGTATTTGACGCTTGAGGTTTGAAGTAAAGATATGTCGCTCATGGTCTGTGAGAGCCTTAAAGTCTTTGGCATCTTGATAGATGTCTATTTCCTCAGGACGCCAAAAGAATCCCAACTGCTTGTCTGTTAGTTGATCAAACTGTTTGTACTTCAGTGTATCATAACGCTGAATTGTTGGGCCACCACTTGGATCAAGGAACGCCTTTACTGTAGTGTGGTCTACTGTGTTGGTGGTGTCAAATACACTGCTCATTATAATAATCCTTTGATTTTAATTGTTAATTTTAACACACTGCTCACAGTGTGTCAACATTTATATAGTGCAACTATAACATGTCCCAGAGGACATGTCAAGTATTAAATGTGTATGACCAGTCTTTCCATTTTTCTTTTTTTGATAAACATCTAGACCTTACCATTTTTGTTGAACTGAAACCATAAAAATTTACAACTTCAGTGACTGACTGAAATAATCCGTCAGGTGTATTTACTTTCTTCTTTCCATTGGTAGAGAGTGGATCTCCTACATCCGGTGCCTTGTCTGTGTAAGACCACAAATAGCCATGAGCATTTGTAAACTTACCATCACAAGTATATTTAATATTTGAAGGAGATTTTGCTCCTACTGCATCGCCTGCTTCTTGTAAACTACAAAATTTTGCGATTAAGTTTCCCCTTAAGTCAAATTGAAATACTTGTTTACGAAGATTCTTATCAGCCCATTCGTTCCAGCCTTTTCTAACATTAGTAAAATCCGTGCAGTGGCCGCCAGTTGCTGAATCCTTGAGATTATAATAGGTTCTATCATTTTTAACATTCATTGACTTTAGATAAAACTCCTCTCTTGTTAACACATCTTCTTTATTAATCACATATTCTAGTATAGTTCTACTGAAAGAGCTTGCTCCATATTTACTATATGCTTTCTTAAATGCTGTGCCGCTACCAGTATACGAATCGTTGTCTAGTCCAATGTGGCTTCCAATATACATTTTTCCATTTACAGTGTTAGTCCATTTATAAATAAATCCACTATACATGTTATATCTCCTCTGCGTTTTTACTATATTACCTTAATACTATTTATCAAACGCAGCGGAAAACTTAATTATATAGAGCAAGATTCACATTCAGAATCATCGGGTTCTGCTTGCGGAATTTCTCCCATCATCTTAGAAACGTCTATTTCTCCTTGGCCATCGTTTGTTTGGAAATAATAAAGCTGTTTTCCGCCTAGCTTGTAGAACATCAACAGATGCTGCAACATTGTACTAAGTGGAATCTTCTCGTCTTCGTAGTACTGTGGATTGTAGCTGGTGTTTACACTGATGCCTTGATCAATATATTTCTGCAACACTGCCATGATCTTTAAATAGCCTTCTGGGCTACGCTGATCCCACAGTAGATCATATTTGTTCTTGAGCTTTTTAAACTCTGGCACTACCTGCTTGAGTACGCCATGCTTGCTCTGCTTGATTGAGATTAGACTGCGCGGTGGTTCAATACCGTTGGTAGCATTTGCAATTTGCGCACTAGTGTTATGACTAATGCATCCATTTGACAAGGTATAAGTTTCGTTGTCAGTTGAAACATCCCAAGTGTGTTCTGTTCCTGCGTCTCTTGTAATACGTTTAATTTTCATTTTAATAATTCCTCTTTTGTAATTGAACATTTTCCTTGTTTTGACACGTTATCTTCCCAGGGAATAAATTCTAAATTTTGCAAGCTTCCTAATAGCGCAGGATCAATTCCTTCAATAAATCCTCGAGATATTGAGAATTTATGATCTAGATGATAGGCGTTGTTGATACCTGCTCGGCCTCTTTTTTCATAATTCACTAATAAATTTAGGTCATGTTGATTAGTATATTTCCATACTTCTTTGTGATACTTTTTATAATTGGATAAGTCACAATATGGAACCCAAATGCCATTTTCTTCTAATGTTTTTCTGATCTTTGATTGCCGTTCTTTAAAAACGTTTTCTCCTAGGTTATTAATTGTGTTGTGACCTCTATTTTCCTTTATCTTATGATTAATCTCGTTTTCATTTAATAACGTTGTCTTTTCTAAATATTGTCTGTAAGAATCAATACCTATTTTTTGATCGTGTATTTCTCTAATTTTTCTTTTTGCATAATCAAAAGACTTTCCCCTATCCAGATAATACTGAATATGCATCGGACTATTTTTATGTTGGAACTCTATTGCGCATGTTACAGCATCTTCGGGAGTATGTCCCTTCCTTATATAGTATTCTTTACAACGAGGTGACTGTGATCTTCCATTCTTCTTAACAGTATCCCAACCTTTTTGTAAGGACTTACTCTTCCAATTGTTATACCGCCGGGTGCCTTCTTCGTTTCCATATTTTTTAATAAAGTTTGCCTGTGACGTTGCTTTGTCTGCTTTAAACTTTGAAATAGTAGCAAGTGCTTGTTCCTGGGAACAAGCATCTCTTTTCATTACATATTCCGGATCATATGGGTTA